TTGCCTTTGCTACTGTTACCACCAACAATCGATCCTGCCTTGGCAGCACCTGCACCATACAGCACACCATATGTCAGGGTCTTGGTAGTATTCCTAGCCTTCTTATGCTCAGGGTTGTTATCATCCTTAACAGTGCCTTTGTCAACTAAGCCAAAACTCTGTGCATTAAACCAGTGGATATCACCCTTAAGCAACTCATCAATCCATTCCTGATCCCTCAGGTAGTGGCCTAAGCAACGCAGTTCAATGCCTGATAGGTCTACACCTACCTGCTTGTACCCCACTGGCACACGCCACATCTCTCTGCATTCAGCACCAAATGGACTACCCACTGCAGGAACTTGTGCCATGTTAGGACTACTGTGTGTAGCTCTGCCTGTCACTGCACCATTGGTAGTAACTCTACCATGCACCCTGCCATCCTCGCCTACCAACTCCAACCAACTGCTAACCTGAGCCACACGTTTCTGTATCATTAAGTACTCAGATACAAGCTTAGCTTCAGGCAAGTCAATCTTCTCAAGCACAGCTTCGTCAACAATGACATTGCCTTTGTCTGTCTTCTTTGTGAATACAACACCAAGCCCTGCCAATCGCTCAGCAATCTGCTGTCTACTTCCGGGATTGAAGATGGTTACTTTGTCCTTAAGCTGCTTGCCTGTCTTCTCAGAGACTCGCTGCTCTACGATGGGAGGGAACACCTGCTGCATACTCTCTTCAATGTCAGACATACGCCCACTGAGTGTGGCATTCAACACCATAGCCTTAGGCATATCAAGCATGAAGCCATTGTCTTCCATGCCACGACAGATCAGTGCCACCTCATGCTCAAGCTGTATGCTTTGTAGGGAAAACCCTTCTCTCGTCATGGTATTTGTCAGAAAACCATACAGTTTTTCTAAAAGTTGAACATCTTGCTCACAGTAGGTAGCCATCTCTTGTGTCCATCCACCATCAAAGTCAGTAAAGCTTATCTTGTGACTGCCTAAGCGGTAGCCCCATGCCTCTAAGCTGTGAGGGGTAGGAGCTTTGCCTTCCTTAGGAAGCACCACCTCAATGTCAGGCTTGTACAGGCGTGACATCACCAGTGTATCCACCAGAGTGTTGTCAGGAATGCCAACACCCCACACTTTCTTAAGGACAGGCGCATCAAAGCCAATGATGTTATGGCCCACCACTTGCTCACCATCTAAATAACTCTGCAAACTGTCGGCTTCCCGCCAGTGTCTCACTTCACCAGTGGTGCTGTGCTTAGTTACACACAACCAAATGATGTCATGTTTCAGGTTTGTCTCTATGTCTAAGAAGATCATCGTCATTGTCCTTATCATTTTGTTGGAGATTGTTAACTTTCTCCGACTGTTTGTAATCTTCTAATGAGTCTCTACCAAAGATGGCATTCCATCTTGATGCCCACTCTTCATCAGCTATTGACTTAGGACGCTGAGTGTGTCCCTTTCCTCCATCACTCATCGTACCTTTGCCACACCAATACAGGCGTGTCCTTCCCTATATATGCTCCCTCAATGTTGAAGACAATGTATTCATTGGCTTCCTCTTCAGACATACCATCCCTGTCCATAAACACTTTGATCATTAGATCAGCATCGTAGACCAACACTTCTATCTTCTCATTGCCATTCCATACGGACGCTTGTCCAATAATGGCATCTTCAAGTCCATCCCATTGTTTCATAACATAACTCCTTCCATAGTGTCATCAATCTCAAACATTCTGCCAGTGTCTTTGTTGTAAAGCAAGCTGCAAGCAGGACCAGTCTGTCCACTGTAGCGGTTCTTCAACACCCTCACCTTGGTGGTGTTACGTTCAATAGGATCATCAGCCTGACCATTCCTCTCAAGAGACACCACCATGTCACTAAGTTGTGCAATGGCTGCACTACCCCTTAGCTGAGCTAAACTAGTGACTGCACCTTCCTCATGTCCCTTATCTGAGGGACGCTTGAGGTGGCTAACAATGATGAGAGCAATGTTAGTTTCCTGCACAAGCATGCGAAGCTTAGTCATGATTTCATCAATGGCCTTACGCTCATCACCATTGTCCTGACTGGATACGATGATGGACAAGTGATCTAGGAATACATACTTACATCCCAGTCCCTTAGCCATATATTTCACACGATTGACAATGTTCTCAATTGCTGTGCTACCAAAGTGATCAAAGAAGTACAAGCGTCCAGTGCCTAGTGTCTTCTCGAATGCGTCCTTGCGTACAGTATCAGACACCATAGTTGTGGGTAGGTGCATAGGTAGATCAGCAGCAAGGCTCATCATAGACAGGCTAGTCTTTCTCACACTCTCTTCTAAGAACATCAATCCAATGCTGTCATCACAGTTCTGCAACAAGTGCCAAACAATTTCCCTTAAGGTTTGACTCTTACCTAAGCCACTACCTGCTGTGAATGTGACTAGCTCACCTGCTCTGATGCCATAGGTAATATCATTCAGTCCCTTCCAAGGATAGAAACAGTCTGCTGCTTCCATTGGTTTAGATACCAACTCCCACAACCCAGTGCCACTAACAATACCATCGGGTATGAACGGCTCTGCTGCCCACCAACGTGACACGAATGCAGCTTCCTTGCTTTCAGCAAGCCACTCACATGCATCCTTGTATGAGGGATCAGGTTTAAATATCTTGCACTTACTGCCAAACAATTCAGCAACTTCCTTTGCTGCCTTCTGCCCTGCTTCATCACCATCAAAGCAAAGCACTACAGTTTCAAAGCTGTTGATGTATTCGTAGTTGGCCTTGGCATCCTTCAATGCACTACCTGCACCTGTGCGTATAGACACCACAGGATACTTACTGCCTGTCAATTGATATGCAGCCAGTGCATCAAACTCACCTTCAGTGATGGTGAGGTACTTACCATTGGATGGGTACAGGTTCTGTCCGAACAGAGTACCCTTGCTCCACCCACCCACTGTTGTGAACTTCTTATCCTTCACCTCTCTACGCTTAGCTGCCACCAGTTGTGAATTGCTGTCGTAATAGGGGAAGTAATAGAAACCCTCATGGCGTACAACGCCATAGCGTTCCATTGTGGTTTTGTTAATGCGTCTGTCTGAGACACTCACACTAACGCCTTCGTTGTAGCTTTTAATAAAGCCACTTGTATCTTTTGTTTCACTGTCTACATCAACCACTGCAAGTCTTTCATTGTTCGTTGAGGGAATGTATGTATTACATACAAAACATTTGGTGGACATGTCTTCATTGATGGACAAGCCATCACTGCTACCACATGTCTCACAGGGCAGGTGGGTTTTTAGGAATGCCATAGCCTTTGTAAGTAACTTTGTTGGTCTTTAATACTTGTTCGTATCCGTTAAACAGCTTAGTCATTCTAGCATCGTGTAGGCTGTGTAGTCCAATTAATAAATTGGCAAGCTCATCTTCAGTAGGGTGCTTTTCTCTATCCACTAACACCCACAAGATGGAGTCAATGTCCTCCTTAGTTATCCATGCTGCCATGATGAGGTCTTCTAGTTCATGTAGTTTCATTTTGCTGCCTCCATATACAAACCAACATTACCCAGTGCATAACCAACAAAGGCAATGCCTAGCCCAGTGTTGCCCTTGAGCAACAGATCCACTGCTACCCCTGCATACACCACACCTACGATAGCGATAAGCCATGCACTCATTTGTCATCCTTCTTTAATACTTTAAACTCTTGAAGCACTCTCATAGTTGCTTTAATAAGTTCAGTGTCTTGAGTTGGCTCAGGCAAACTACTTTCCCACCGCAGTAAAAACTCAAGTTCTTCTGCAACAGCAGCTTCAATTTCTTCTCTTGTCATATTAGTCCCATAATGCTCTGTAATATTTACCAAACAACATGAAAGCTTTCTTCATCCTAGCTTCATGCACCTCGATACCTGCATAGTCCACTTTAATTTTATTAATCTGATCTTCTAGTCCTGCCTTCTTATCCACAGCAGAATGATCATAGAACTTCTCAGTAGAATTCTCATCCACCATTTGTTCAAATGCCCAGATCATTTCATTCATCACCCATTCCCACCGCTTGAAGTGATTGTCATCAATGTCCCAAGTGTTCTCCAGTGGTGGTGCTGATGTACTCTTCAAATGCTCAGGCACATCTTCATCATCCACACAAGGGCCACCATGCTGTGTAGCCTTAAGCTGTATGAGCATGGGCAAGATGAGTAATGACAATGTATGATCCATTGCCCATGTGTCATACCTATCAATCTTCACAATGATAGTGCGGTTCTTCTTCGTATGCATCCATTGCAACACATCACCCACCCATGTTTCACTGAGCCACTCACCCCATTGATGTGCCTTATCCTTACTAACCCCAACCTTGGTTGTTAGCTCAGCAAGCTGATATGGTCCAAGCCAATTGGGATAGCTTCCTATATACACTTTCATACTAATCCTCTCATTTCCTGTGTCACTGTTGCACTACGCAAAGTGTTCTTGATGTATGGTGTTAGGCTTTGCGGGGTAGCATGACCTGACACCGACATGATGTTGGTGATGGGTACACCCACCTCAATCATCTCCGTAATAGCTGTCCTTCTCAAGTCCTGCAACACCAAGTCACTAGGCAGAGAAGCATCAGCTAAGATTTGTTTAGCCACTCTAGACAAGTTAAACAAACTGTAGGGTACTAGCCCACCCT